TCACTATTCGCTTTAATGGCGAGCCTCGCCAGCCCGTGTTACTCACATCCGAGCACATAGAGTATCTAGTGATGCCCCGTAGGGCCTGAGTGCCCACGCCCCCAAGCCCTAGGTGAAACATGGCTCTCAAGACCCAAGCTCCCCCGTCAGTACCTGTCCCATTAACGGGGCGCTTGGGCTCGCTGTTACGCGTGCCCGTGGATTACATCTTGGAGGTGTACGCGGGCGGGCGCATTGTGAGCGCGGTGACCTTGCCTCAAGCGCCCAGCGAGTTTGAGGCGAGGCGCGAGGCGGCCACGGTGCTCACGCACACGCTGGGGGGAGTGGTGCGCGAGCTGACCACGAACCACAAGAGCGAGCTGTTGTTGAAGGGCACGAGTGGCCTTGCGCCGCGCCTCGGGAACACGCGTGACGGGGGCGTCTCGTTCCTGAGTGGGCGTGAGATCCTTGAGGAGTTTGACTCGTTCTTGAATGAGTACCAAAGCACAGCGGAGGCGGACAAAGCGGACACCTACATGGTGTTCCGTGCGCTCCCCGAGAAGCAGGCGTACAGGGTGGAGCCGTTGCGGTGGGAGTGGAGCCTTGCGGCGAGTGATGCGCGCTTTGCGTACAAGTGGACCCTCCAGCTTGAGGCGTATGGGTCCGCGCCCGCGAGCCCCCGCGTCAACATCCTCTCCCCGCTCACGGAAGCCCTGCGCGCGGCGCAAGGCTACATCTCAGCGGGTGCGGGGGCTGTGGGTCTAGTGGGCGCGGCGCTCACGAACACGGGGAGCGAGCTTGCCGAGGTGCAGAACACGCTCTTGGCTGTGGGGCGCCTAGGACAAGCGGCACAGAGCGCCGTGAACAGCGCGGACAACCTGCGCGTGTTCGTGACGCAGACGATCCCCGCCACCTACGCGGCCACTTGCCAGCAGTTCACGCGCGCCTGGGACGATGCGCTTGAGTTATCCGCCAACCTATCCAACACGCACGCGGCGGTGGGCGAACAGGCGCAGGTGCTCTCGTACAACGCGCTCACAAGCGCGGGGCTCCTTGGTGTGCGTGGGAGCGTACTGAGGGGGGCGGTGCAGGATGGATCGCTTCTGAGTGACCCTCTCCCTGTGAGCCAAAGCGCCGATGCGCCGCGCGCCTCTGTGCAATACAGTTGGAGGGCGGGGGACACGCTACAGGGGCTCGCGCTCCGTGCGTACGGGGACGCGAGCAGGTGGCGCGAGATAGCGGAGTTCAACGGGCTCCGTGGGGCTCGTTGGGGTGATGGTCGCCCGCTCTCCGTGGGTGACACGCTCCTTGTGCCGCGTGACCCTGTGGACGAGGTGCGCGGCGCCGCGCCTGAGAGTGACCCGTTCGGGGTGGACTTGCGCGTGGACCTCGCCACGGGTGACCTGGTGTTGCGTGACAATGACACCGCGTTGAGCGAGGGCCCCGCAAACTTGGCGCAGGCTCTCGCGCTCAGGCTCCTCACCGAACAGGGGGAGTCTTGGATACTCCCCACTTATGGGCTCCCGTTGCGTGTTGGCGGTGTGGGCTCGCCGCGTGAGTCCGCGTATCTCGCGGCACAGGTGAGCGACCAACTGCGACAAGATGCACGGGTGCGAGAAGTCAACAGCGTGGAAGTGTTGAGCGAGGGCGACCTTGTGGCTGTGTCGGTCACATTCACCCCGATTGCAGGCTCCACAACCACAATCACAACCCCCTATATCCCGAGGGCTTGATCCATGTACACACCGCGCCCAGCCTCTGAGATTCTGCGCGACCTCGCCGCGCGTATGGTGGCGCGTTCCTCGCTCACCGATATTGCGGAGGGCTCAGTACTGTATGACCTGCTCTCCACCTTCGCGGAACAGGTGGCGGAGGCGGATGTGCGCTTGTCACAGATCCGCGCGCAGTACACGCTTGAGGGCGCGAGTGGCCAAGACCTTGATGACCGCGCCGCCGAGATAGGGTTAACGCGCCTCCCAGCGTCACGCGCCACGGGCACGCTGACGGTTGGGCGCGTGAGCACCACCGCCTCGTTGACCTTGCCCGCTGGCTCCACTTTTGGGCGCACGGACTCCGCTGTGACCTACGCGACCACGCAGGCGGTGACCCTCGCCACGGGGGTGTCTAGTGTCTCGGTGCCTGTGCGCGCTTCCGCTGTGGGCGCGGTGGGCAACGCGGGCTCGCGCACGGTAAATGTTATCTTGTCCGCGCAGGGGATAGACTCCGTGCTCCAGGCAACGGTGATCGCCAACGGGCAAGACGCGGAGGGCAACACGGCTTTCCGTGCCCGTTGTACGCGCTACCTGCACTCGCTTGCACGGACTCAGCCGAGCGCCCTTGAGTACGCGGCTCTCAGCTACACGGCCACCGATGGGACACGCGCCACCACAGCGACCTGTTATGAGGACCCCGTTTCACTTGGGCGCGTGGAGCTCCTGGTAGATGATGGCTCAGGGCTCGGTGACGCGCCCCCCACGCGCACGGGGCGCACAACTGAGCACCTTGTGACCTCGGTGGGCTCGTTCCTTGTGGGGTGTGAGCCCGCGATTGTGGGGGGCGTGAGCGTGTCTCGTTCGCGTGCTTCCGTGCTCACGGCGCTCGTGGAGGGCGTGGATTACACGGTCTCCCGTGGGCGTGGGATTATCACGCTCCTTGAGGCGGCGGATGTTGCCGTGGATGACACGATAGTTGTGAGCGGGTACACGGTTTACACGGGGCTTGTTGCGGAGATACAGGCACTTATGGAGGGCGCCGCAGGTGACATTTCAACGGGCTACCGCGCCGCTGGAACCTCGTTGCGAGTCCTCCCCGCCCCCGTTCAGCGTGTGGATGTGGACCTATTGATCACGGCACAAGACGGGGCGGACCTGGGCACGCTCACGGGCTCGATTGAGAACGCTGTGACGCAGTATCTCTCGGGGCTTGGTGCAGGTGAGCCCGCGTACATTGCGCGCATGATAGATGTGGCCATGAGCATCAGCGGAGTCAGAAACCTGCGCGTGTTACGCTCAAACACGAACACGCTGGCGGTGGACCAGTACCCCAACACCACGCGGACAGTCTTACGCGGAGGCGCGGTGCGCGCCATCACAAGCACCACAGGAGCATGATATGGATCGCGTGAAACTCTACCCCCAAGAGCGCCTAGATTTAGACGATGTGCGCGCGCTCCAAGAGCTTGTGTATGACTATGACCAGGAGGCGCTTGGCGCGCTCCTGGGTCCCGTGCGTGGCGTGCTCTCTGTCCCTCGCGTGACGGTCACCGAGAACAGCGGGGCACCGTACATGACGCTCACCCCGTTCTCGTTCATCACCACCAAGGGCGTGAACACATACAGCTCCGCCACCGTGTCCGAGTTCGCGCAGTACAAGGGGATTGTCGCCAACTACCTGGGGAGCGAGGAGTCCTCGGCACAGATTAGCTTGGATAACGCGCGCGCGTACTATCAGGACTCCGCGGGCTCTTGGTACTTGTGGGCGAGGCCTGTGCAGGTGGACACGGACACGGGCACGCGGCGCAAGTGGGATGTGGCGAGCGGAGCGGAGGTCACTTTCAGCGATGAGACGCGCTCCTCTCAGCGCGTGGCGTTCGCGCTACAGGCAAGCGAGCCCTCGTATGTGTCCGCGACTGAGGCACGCTGGGCACCGATTGCCCTGCTCACAGGGTGGAGCAACGAGGACAACACGGGCTCCGTGCCCACTTGGCGTTGGCTCTCCGCGTGGGACTCGGACACCTTTACTACTTGGTTTAACTCGTTCCAAGGCGCCTCAGTCACCGCGTCACAGGTGAGCACGCGCAGGTTGACCGAGCAGATCAACACGGTGCCGATTGTCGCCACCCAGCGCGAGGTGTCCTTTGGCGCCCTCGCTCAACTAGCTTACTTGCGGTACATCATAGCGCGTCTGCGTGGAGGCGATTGGGACGGGTCCTCGTTCCCGTTGACCCTCGCCACCGCGCAGACGCGCATCACGGCACTTGAGGCGGCGCAGACCTCGCCCGTTCAATGTATCGCGTCTTGTCGCATTGGCATCAGCCTACTCACGGAACTTGACCCTGGCACCACGCCTGAGCTGTACTACCCGCCCACCCTGTTGAGCGGTAGCTTTGGCATCTCAGATATTGCGCCCTCCGTGTATATTGGCCCTGCGGGCTCGCACCAAAACCTTGTGAACATTCGCATTGACCCGCTTGTACTCGCTCAGAGATGGACGGTCACGAGCGTGCAGGTGCAACAGATATTCAACGGAGTAGTGACCACGAGTCATTGGAGCTTGAACCGCTGTACTTTCCTTGTGCCCCCCGCCTCGTATGGTGCGGACTCAAGTGACTCCGCAGATATGCGACTGGGGGACAACAGCGCGACACACCGTGGGGTGCAGGTGTACTTTCTCCCCCAAGTAGCGGACTCAGCGCACGGGCACAGCGAGCAGGCGATCCACTTCCCAAATGGGGTCACCACGGACAGCACGCCCATCTTGACCAGCTTGGCTCCGCAGACTTATGACCTGGTGTTCTCCGTTGCCGTGTTTGCGGTCCCGTTTAACCAAGCCACCCTGTGAGGCGTAAATGAGCATCATCGCATACGCGAGCGCGGAGTCAGACCCGATTGAGTACCCGTTGCAGGACCCCGTGGTGGACTTGTCCACCGCCTCCCTGCCCGCCAGCGTGACCGTGTACGGGGCGGCGGTGGACTCAGCCAACCCAAGCGCCACCTTCTCGTGGCAATGGACCCTGCTGGACCCTGCGAGCGGTCCCGTGCTGAGTAGCACAACTACACAGAACATCACGGTCAGCAACATTGATAGCTGGCGCAACATCCGCCTGCACCTTGTGGCGACCAACACGGCCACGGGGCTCAGTAGTGAGTCTAATGTGCTCTTGGCGCCCTCGTCCTCGTTCGTGGAGGTCCGTGTGCTCTCGGAGTACGCGGGGATCCAAAAGGTGGCCAAGGGCTCTCGCGCGTGGCAGGAGGCCATGTACACATGGGCCAACGCTATCGAGGACGCGAGGGGCGCGGAGACGCTGGCGCTTGGTGACCTGAGCGATGTGAGCGCGGCAACGGGTCCGCTTGTGGACACGCTCGTGGGCGGGGGGAGCGCGGTGAACGGGAGCGGGGGAGCCTTGCACACGCACACGGGGGCTCATGTGGCGAACGCGACCACCAGCGCCACGGGTGTGGTGAGGCTCGCGGAGGCGTACCAAGGCGCAGGGGCACCGATGGCGCTGACACAGGAGCGCGTGACCTACACGGGATCCACGGACCTCTCGGTCAATGACAGCAAGACGGGCGTGGTGTACAGGTACATCCGCACACAAAGCGCAGGGGCACCGAGTGAAATCTTGCCTCACCTCGCGTTCTACGCGCAGGAGGAGGTCTATGTCACGGGGCTCCATGTAGTCTTGTTAGACGGGGGCACCGTGAGCGGGGCGGCGCAGTACACCTTTGACATTGTGCAAGGCAACGCGGCGGCGCTCGCGGGCGCGGCGCTTGTGCCGTTGGGGCTTGAGCTGGAGGGCACTATCAGCACGAACCACGCGCCCCTTGTCATCAACGCGGACTTCTCGCCCATCAAGATCAGCGCGGGCAGGTGGTTTGGGCTTGGTGTCCTTGCCTCCCCGACACTTGAGGCGGACTGCGGGCACGGGCTCCAGGTCACCATCCACGCGCGCAGGTATGCACAATGAGAGGGTACGGCGCCCCCCTGCTCCCGAGCGAGGGAGCCACGAGCGCGTTGACACGCCCTGATTGGGGCTTTGGTGACGCGCCTCCCACATCGTGGACCCTAGACACCACAGATTACGGGTGGGGGAGTGACGCAGACCTCGCGTTTCCCCCGTTCCTTGTGACCTCGCGTGTCGCGGATGATGGAGGGTACAAGCTCACGATACAAGGCACATGGGACCGCTTGGGGGCTTCGCCGCGTCAACGCCCCACAGGGTATCGCGTGGCCCTTGTGAGCGGTGACACGGAGTACCCCTGCTACTCGGGGCGCGCGGGGCAGGGGGAGGTCTGCTCCACGGACTACCTGGGGCGCGCGCTGACCTGTTACACGCCCGCGTGCCCTGTGGGCTCGTACAGCGTGTTGGTGCGTTGGGGGGTCAACGAGGTCAGCGTGGGGACGCTCTCCGTTGAGCGCAGGACGCGCACCGAGAGCGAGTACGCGCTCCGCGCCGCTCTGCCTTCCCTGTTTGCGGTGGGGGCGCGCGCGCTTGAGCTTGAGCCCGTGTTGGATGGTGACGCCCCCAGCGCAGACGAGGAGACGCACAGCACGCTCTCCGTGCTCTTGCGCGCACTTGGTCAAGCTCTCGCGGAGTTCGCTTCAGGTGGTAGCGTGACGCGCCTCACCGCGCCCCTCGCCCCCACGGACACCACGGTCAGCGTGGAGAGCACGCTTGAGCTACCTGACGCGGGGGTGGTGCGCGTGGGGTCCACGGTGATCCGCTACACTGGGAGCACGGCCACCTCGCTCACGGGGGTCACGCGCCCCTTGGGGCAGTACGAGACACACGCCACGGGAGACAAGGTGACACATGACCCTCACGCTTTCACGGACTGAGGCCGCGCGCCGCGACACCCTGCACCACCGCGCCGAGGGGCGGGCACTAGACCTCTTGAGCGAGCGCCTATACGGGCTCTTGCGCCCAGCTAACTATCCCCGAGACGCGTGGGCGCGTATGTTGACCGCGCTCATTTACCAGCCACGCGGCACTTTCCGCTCTGTGTTCGCGGTGTTTGATGCGCTGTTCTCCCCGTGGGCAAGTCTCGTGCTCTTGGAGGGCGTGACCATCAGCGCCACGGGCTCGTTCACAAGCACCGCCATCACCACGGCACACGCAGGCAGGTGGGCTTGGTTCACCGAGGATGACACGGGCGCGCGCTTCCTCGTGTGGGTCACGCTCGCGTTCGCTGGCTCAGGTGGATATGTGAGCACCGTGAGGAATGGGTATTGGGACGCGTGGGACACGGAGCGCACGGGCACGCTGTCCTTTTTGCCTTTCAGTATCCTGGAGCGCGACTGCGAGGTCATAGTGGGCTTGGACGCTGAGTTACTGAGTGCGCCGCCCACCTATCTCCAGGAGGCGGGGGGCGCGCGCCCCTCGGGGGAGCCGTTTGGCGGGCACTTGCTGAACCTGTTTGACCTTGACCCCGCCACCCTTGACTACGGGGATCAAGACCGTGGACCCTTCCCCCTCTATCTCACGGGCTCAGAGGTGGGCGGGCTGTTCGGCGCTGTGGCGCGTGTGCTCTTGCCTGCTGGCGTGCGGCTCACCGTGCAGTCCGTGGTGTTCGCGGACTCGTTGGGGTTCGGTCCCATTTATGCGATCCCTCGCTTTGGGCGTGTGGGCGTGCCGACTTTAGGCACTTGACCTGTGACCCTTGACAGGCGGGGAGGCGCGGGCTACTTTGGAGCCCCCATTGTGACTAGGAGGCGGTATGACCCCTGAACAGAGATTAGCCCTGCTCACAGGTGCCCCTGCGCCCAGCGCGCGCACCGAGAGCCCAACGCCTAGCGCCACGCCAAACAAGGCGGCGTTCTACACCCCCACACAGGTGGCGGAGGTGCGTGAGGCGCTTCAAGCCACGCCCCTCGCCTCGTGTTACTTGAGCGTGCTCCCGAGCGCGTTCGTGAAGGCGACCGACAAGGCCACCCTGCCCACAGAGGCGGGCGCTTTCATGTCCGTTGTGGACGCGCTCACCGCGTCACACGGCACCGATGCACACGCCCAGCCCGCGTACTCGCCCACCTTGTTGGAGGAGTACGGGGACACTTACCGCTTGAGCGGGAGCGCCCCTGTTCACTTCTCCGTGCGCGTGGACGCGCTCTTTTTTGATTGGGACACCCCCGAGCACACGGAGTGGGACTCCCAGGCGTTCGGTGACGCGGTCCGCGAGCTTGCTTCGTGCCCTATCCTCTCGGGAGCCGTGATCTACAAGACGCGCGGGGGTATGCGCGCCGTGCTTCCGTTGTCCAAGCCCTACGAGCTACGCGACCCCAAGGGGCGCGATTGGACCGCGCTCTACTCGGGCGTGCTCAACAAGTTGACCAAGCCCCAAGGTAAGGCGTGGGACCCTGCCTGCACGGACTTTACGCGCCTGTACAGGCTCCCGTGGGTCATGCGCCCAAAGAGCAAGGCGTCCAAGGTGCTTGAGCGCCAAGAGGGCGCGATATATGTGCCCGCAACCGTGAGCGCGTACACGCTCACAAATGAGGACGCCGCGCGCGTCATCTCGTCCGTGGAGCCCAACGCCAAGAGAACAAAGGGCGTGGGGGGTCTTGTGGGCTTTTACACGGCGCTGGGTCAGCTTGGTGACGAGATAGGCGAGAACAAGTACAAGGTGCCGTGTGTTTTCGCGGACTTGCACTCGCACTATGACCCCAAGGACCCGCTTGACTCCTCCTGCGCGCTCGTGCCCGTGGATGGGGGCCATGTGTTGCATTGTCTCCACGCGAGTTGTAAGGAGGCTCGCTCCAAGGGTGGCTGGGCACAGGCTCTCCAGCAAAAGCACCCCGAGGAGTGGGCGGCACATTGTGGCGGGCTCTCGGCGGTGGAGGTCTTGTATGACGAGACCGACCCCCAAGGTTTCCTTGAGAGCGCGGTGCGCGTACTCCGCGCCAGCGGGGATGTGTACCAGCGCAACGGGCAGATCGTGAGCCTCGGGCGCACGGCACGCGGGGCCGTGGTGTTCAAGGCGTGGAACACGGCCACGCTCACAGGTGAACTGTCACGCCGCGCCACCTGGGTGGAGGAGCGGTTTGACAAAGAGGGACAAATCAAGAAGGTCAAGTCGCGCCCCAAGAAGGACATGGTGGCGCAGGCAGAGATGGCCATCATGGACGCGCTTCCCCATGTGCTTGGTCGCTCGCTCTTGCCCGTCATTGACGCGGGGAGCATGACCCCCACGCGCATGAGGACAGGGTACTGCGAGATTACGCGTACCTATTTCCTCCCCACCGAGGAGCTTGACCTCTCCGCGATTGAGCGCGTGTGCCAGCGCAAGCCCACAAAGCAAGACGCCGCGCGCGCGGTCCTCAAGATTGCTGAGTTGTTTGGTGACTTCCCGTGGACCTCGCCCGAGCAGGTCCTGTTGGCTGTGGGCGCGGTCCTCACGGCGGCCTTGCGCCGCTCTATTGATGGCCCCGCGCCCCTGTTTCTTGTGTCCGCGAACAGCAAGGGCGTGGGTAAGACCAAGCTCTTGAGCGCGGTTCTCGCGTCCGTGTACGGGGTGGACCCCGCGCTCACGGCTCCTCCCGACAAGCCCGAGGAGCTTGAGAAGGTGCTGGGGGCGCTTGCGCTGGCGGACGCGGACTACTGCCTCTTGGATAACTTGGCGGGCTTCATCGGGAGCGCCGCACTTGACGGCTTCATCACAAGCTCAATGTGGCGCGTGCGCCGCCTTGGTGCTTCTGAGACCTTTGACTGCGAGCCCCGAATGTTCCTTGGGGCAACGGGCAACAACGCCCAGCTCCGCGCGGACACTGACCGCCGCACGATTATCTGCCGCCTTGTCACCGACTTGGAGCGCCCCGAGGAGCGGCGCGGCTTCAAGTACCGCGACCTGCTAGGTGAGGCGCGTGGGCGCGTCACGAGCACCTGGGAGGCGGTTCTCACGATCCTGCGCGCGTGGAAGTTTAGCTCCACGGCACAGGAGCAAGCCAGCGTGCGCGAGCGGGCGCGCGCCTTCGGCTCGTTTGAGCAATGGGCCGAGTGGGTGCAGTACCCGCTCATGTGGGCCGCGGAGGCGTACTACTCGGACGCGCCCTCTTGCGATGTGGTCACCATAAGCTCGCGCGAGCTTGAGCAGACGAGAGGCGATGACAAGGCGGACGCGTTCGCTCACTTGATTGAGTGGCAGGCGTCACAGGGCAAGCACACGGAGTGGACCTCCAACGACCTAGCACGCGCGCTCATCAAGGCACAGAAGGACGAGAGCGGGGACTACTTGGAGGACTTTGCAGGGCAGTTCTCACGGGTCACCCCGCGCGGTGTGGGCATGATGCTTGGCAGACTGCGTGACCAGGTATCGATGGGTCATGTGTTGACAAGTAAGCGTAGCGGGCACGAGGGCAAGGTTGTGTACCTCGTGAAGCCAAGTAGCACGCCCGAGCCTACGCCCCCCGCGCCACCGCCACCGAGCACCAAGCCGACACAGAGCACGCCCAGCACGCCCACGAGGGACGCGCTCCCTGTGGTGCAGGATTGGACCACTTGTGAGAGCGCGCGAGCGTACAAGGACCTCCCCGAGGGCGCGGAGTACGACCCCCTACGGAAGCGTTGCGCCAACCTCCGTGGCACCGTGTGCCTGGCGGAGCGGATGGACTGTGACTAT